ATAAACGGGGATAAACTAGAGGATTTATCAACATTGTATTTAAAATATGCCAATATCACAGGCGAAAATGTTGTATCTGCGGTTGATGATACGCAAAAAGCTATGTCTGCTTATGGTTTGGGCATTGAAGATGTTGAAAGTTTCCTTGACGCATTGGCGAAAGTATCACAGAATACAGGCGTAAAAGCAAGCACGTTAACCAACGGCATTATATCAAATTCGGCGGCGTTTCAAGAAATGGGGCTATCCGTAGAACAAGCGTTGTCTTTTATGGGACAGCTTGAAAAATCGGGCGCAAATTCAGAAACCGTGCTAAATGGTATGCGTAAAGCGTTGAAAAGCAGTGCCGAAAACGGGCTTGACCTTAACGAATCCTTGAAGCAGTTACAGAACGCTATATTAAACGGTGAAAATGGCGTTGATGGTTTAACGGCGGCTTATGATGTTTTCGGAAAGTCTGGCGATCAGATATATAGTGCGATAAAAACAGGCAGTTTGTCTTTTGAAGATTTAACAAAGTCGTCACTTGATGCAAGCGGTGCAGTTGTAAACACATACGAACAGACCCAAACAAGCCTTAAAAAAACTCAATTAACCATACAACGCTTGAAAGTTTCGGCGGCTGACCTTATAGACAAAGTAGTAACAAAGCATTCACCACAAATTGAATCGGCTTTAAATGGGGTAAAAAAAGTTATAGACAAAGTTTTTCCCGCTATTGAAAAGGGGTTTAAGTGGATATCCAAAAACGGCGGCACAGTTGCAAGCGTGATCGTTGGCATAGGTTCAGCGATAGGCGTATTTGTAGCGGCGACAACGGGCGTAACAGCACTTAAAACTGCGTTCACTGGTTTGTGGGCGGTTATGTCAGCAAACCCCGTCGGGTTAATTGTGGCGGCAATAGCGGGCTTGATAGCGGCAATTGTTACACTATGGAATACAAACGAGGATTTTCGTAACTGGGTTATAGGCGCATGGGAAACCATAAAAAGCGCGGTAGAAACTGCAATAACAGCGGTTGCAGAGTTCTTTCAATCTGCGTGGGACGGCGTGGAATTAGTCAAAGAAGAATTTGCGACGGCGTGGGAAAATATCAAGAGTGTTTGGAGCGCGGCGGGCGACTTTTTCGCGGGCGTATGGACTGCGATAAAAGGCAAGTTTACAAGCGTTGGCACGTGGTTTAAAACCACATTTGAAACCGCGTGGACGAATATTAAAAACGTATTTTCAACAGTCGGCGACTTTTTCGGCGGCATCTGGGATACGATTAAAAGCAAGTTTACAAGCATAGGAACAAAAGTCGGTGATGCAATCGGCGGCGCGTTTAAGTCAGCTATAAATGCAGTACTTGAAACCGTAGAAAATGCGATAAACGCAGTACCCGACGCAATCAACGGCGCACTAGATGTAATTAACAAAATTCCGGGGGTTAATATCAGTCATATGGGATATGTTGAGTTACCACGACTAGCAAAGGGCGGTATTGTTGACAAATCCATGCTTGCAAATATCGGTGAAGCAGGAAAAGAAGCCGTCATTCCGCTTGAAAGAAACAAAGCGGGATTGAAAGAAATAGCGCGTTTACTTGCTAATGAAATGCCCGCTATTGGCGGCGCAAGCGGCAAGGGCGGCGACACTGTGTATAATTTCACACAGAACAATACAAGCCCGAAAGCACTAAGCCGATATGACATTTACAGGCAGACAAAGAACCTTATACGCGCCGTGAAAGGGGTGTAGATCGTGAAAACATATATGTATCATTTGTTGGTACACAATGACCGTTACACAGATTGGGTTGATTTGACACAACAAGGTGAATGGTTTTCAATCGCTGAAATTGAGGGCATAGGAGCACCCAAAGCAGATGTAAATATAACGTCAAGCGTAGCAGTGGGCGGCGGGTTTTTCAACTCGTCGCACGTTGACGCGCGAAATATCGTATTAACAGTAGTACCGCGCGGAAATATCGAAATGAACAGGCAAAGGCTTTATCAGCTTTTTCCGATTGGTGATGCTATTGATTTTAGGTTTAAAACCGCACTAAGGGACGTTGTTATAAATGGCTATGTTGAGAGCATAGATGGAAGTTTTGGCGAAAATCCGCAAACATTCACAATAAGCATTATTTGCCCCAACCCGTACTGGCAAGACCGTAATATTAGCACTATTGATGTAACAGTTGGCGGCGGCTTTAGGAACGACGGAGATATTAAAGACGGCGTAAATATACGTTTGTTAATTTCTGACAGCTTGACGGGTAATGCTGTGCAAGGTTTAAAAATAACAAATTATCTCACTGGGGAATATATGGGCTTTACGTCGGGTTTTATTCACGGCGACGAAATAATTATTTCCACGATAGCGGGACAATTACGCGCAGAGTGTAGGCGCGCCAATTACGGCACAATAAATCTGCTTAAATATTTGTCGGACGGTTCAACATGGTTAAAAGTGAAATTTGGCGACAATGCATTTAGTATAACAACAACAAACAGCACGGCACAATATATATCGGGTACAATATCGCACACAAACCAATATTTAGGGGTGTAGCACATGACAGTAACACTAAACATCATACAGGCGGGTGAAATCACGCCGTGTAAGATCATTGACAACGCTGTATCTATTATCTGGGTACAGCGTTACAATGAAGCAGGAGAGTTTGAGATACAGTTACAGGCAGACAAAGAAACATTTAACTTGCTAGTGAATAACGAGTGCTATTTGACCCGCGACGACAGCGCAAGCGTGATGATCTGCGAGGATATCAAGTTAACGACGGACGCAGAAAACGGCGATATAATCACGATAACAGGCAGAAGTGCCGAAAGCATACTTTCAAGGCGTATTGCAAATCATTTATACGAATATTCAGACGTTAATGCAGAAGCTTTGATAAGATATCTTGTAACCTCATCTATTGGCGCGAATACGTCAGAAGAAAGGCGCATTGACTTGGTTACAATGGGCGGTTCAAGTGGTCTATCTGACACAATAGATCACATTCAGATACTGGGCGACAACATACTTGACAAAATATCAGAACTTGCGAAAACGTACAATTACGGGTTTGCTGTGAGATATAACCGCAGTATTGCAAAGCTAGTTTTCGGCGTATATGTTGGGGTTGACAGAACGTATAACCAAAACACGGTAAACGCCGTTATATTTTCGCCCGAATATAACAATCTGGCAAATAGCGAATACGAAAATAACCGACAGAACACGGCAAATTTTGCATACGTATCAGGCGAAAGGATAAGCGGCACACAAACGATCATTCCAACTCCGACAGATAACCCGCCGACGGGTTTAAAACGTCGTGAAACGTGGATAGACGCAAGCAGTAAAACGCAAGCAAGTTCTGTTTCAACTAGCGCATATGAGCGCATACTTGCAAATTTCGGTCAAGAGAATTTGGCGACAATGAAAGAGGTTGTAACATTCATGGGCGAAATAGGTTACAGCACACAATCACGTTACGGCATCGACTACACACTAGGCGACAAAGTGATAGTACAAAACGGGTATGGCGTGAACATGGCGGCATACGTAACCGAAGTAACCGAAGTACAAGACGCGGGCGGCTATGCTGTACACCCGACTTTGTCAAACTGGGAAACCACATAACAACAAAGCACCTTGTATTATATGCAAGGTGTTTTATTTTGCACAAAACAAGCCCGCTATATTTGTACAATATTTTTCAAGAAAAGTATTGACATACTTGCAAAAGTATGCTATAATAATATCAGAACAAGGGAAACAGAAAACCCTTGAAAATCTGAAAGGCGGTATTAATATGAACATGATGTACAGATTTAGAAAGAACGGAAAAGAATATTTCTCAAAAGGCGAAAACAGATTTGATGCGCAGTTAAATATTGAACTTGCAACAGGCAAAAAGTTAAACGGCGGCGAATACGCTGAAATATATAAAAACAAAGTTATAAAAACGGGCATAATCAAGTGAAAGGAATGATCTAAATGTATGATGTAGATTTTGGAAACTTGCCAGACAATGCAAATGTGTATGAAAGTTATGTAGTTTGCGACGATAAATTAAATCGTGATTATAGGGATAAAAATGTTATGATATCCATTAGCGGCGGCGCAGACAGTGACATAATTTTAGATTTAACAACTAAGATCAGAAAGCAGAATAAAGAAAAGATGCACTATGTGTTTTTTGATACGGGCATTGAGTACACAGCAACAAAACAACACTTGAAAATGCTTGAGGAAAAGTACAATATAAAAATCGAAGTCGAAAAGGCAAAAATGCCCGTTCCGCTAGGTTGTAAAAAATATGGTTTGCCGTTCTTATCAAAGCAAGTTAGCGAATACATAGAACGTTTACAAGCCCACAATTTCAAATGGGAAAACGAAGATTTTGAAACGCTTTACAAAAAATACCCAAAGTGCAAAGTTGCTTTGCGTTGGTGGTGTAACAAATGGGGCGATAAAAGCAAATTTAATATTAGCTACAATAAGTATTTAAAGGAATTTATGATAGAGAACCCACCAACATTTAAAATATCAAACAAGTGTTGTAATGGTGCAAAGAAAGACGTTGCAAAAGGATATAAAAAAGCCCATGAAATAGATTTGTCAATTGTCGGAGTACGCAAAGCAGAGGGCGGCGCGCGTTCGAGTATACCGAGTTGTTTTACAGAGTATGACGATGCTTGCGACGAATACAGACCAATATTTTGGTATAAAGGCAGTGACAAGGCAGATTATGAAACGTTTTTCAATATCGAACATTCGGCGTGCTATACTGAATACGGATTGAAACGTACAGGGTGTGCGGGTTGTCCGTTTGGTAGAGATTTTGAAAAGGAATTACAGATCATTGAGAAGTATGAACCGCGTTTGTACAATGCAGTAAATGCAATATTTAAAGAAAGCTATGAGTATACGCGCAAATACAAAGAGTTTGTGAAGCAAAAAGAGAGCGAATAATGAACAAGGCGGCAGATATGCCGCCTATCTTTTTTTGTGGCTTATAGTTCACAAATTGTTTACAATAAAAAGTATTGACATAGTTATACAAGTATGATATAATATAATTACAGT